ACTCTAAAACTCAAGAGATGGCAAAGACAGATGGTCATGAGTCAATCTACACAAACGTTCCTTCAGTAAAAACTGATAAGGTTGTTGTAAAGAGTGACTATATCTGGGACAAATGTGAGGCAGTATGGGCAGAAGACTCTGAGATTCGTACTGGTACTAAGAGTTTCGATTGGATTGACAGAGAGTATCATGAGTTCATACAAGGATCTAAGAAAGACGTAGCATACCTTGTAAAAGAGTTCGAGTGTAAGAAAGCAGCAACATCACATGCACGTTCTGCAGAATCAAGAACTGGTACACTTGATACAACTAAACTTCACAAGTACAAGTACTCTGATGACATCTTCAGAAAGATTACAGCAGTACCAAATGGTAAGAATCATGGTCTAGTATTCCTACTTGATTGGTCTGGTTCTATGAGCAACGAAATCTTCCCTACTATCAAGCAACTTATCAACCTATGTCAGTTCTGCAACAAAGTTAACATCCCATTCGATGTATATGCTTTCGTATGTGAGAACGATGGTTACTATGGGTACAGAGATCGTAGTCAAGAAGAGAAGATTGCAGGTCAACAGTTAGGTGACCTATGGATAGACTCAAGATTCAGACTATACAACTTCTTAACAAGTGAAGTTAACAATAAAGAGTTCACTAGACATGCTAGAAACCTTTTCAGAGTTGGAAAGTACTTCGAGAGATATCATTCTTACACTTATGACTCATACAGAGTACCTCAACCACCACACTTCTTAGGACTAGGTGGAACTCCACTTAACGAAGGACTAGCAACTATGGCAGATTTCCTACCTAAGTGGAAGCAAGCACATGGTGTAGAAAAATGTCACCTAGTTGTTCTATCTGATGGTGAAGCACAGCAAATCGGTTATGTACATCAAAAAACTGAGTACGTTGACAGAGATTATGAGTATCACTGTGGTTACAACACTGTTCTTAGAGATAAGAAAACTGGTAGGTACTACACAGATATCAAGAACGGTGGTTATGGTATGACCTCAGCACTTATCAAAGTAATCAGAGACAGATACACATGGTGCAACGTAATTGGGTTCCGTCTCTGCTCACCAAGAGAGTTCAGTTCTTACTTAAACCGTCAAGGTATCTGGGAGCAAGATGAGTACAAGAAACAGTGGAAGAAAGACAAACTTGCCATTGTAAAAACATCAGCATACTCTGAGTTGTATGTTATCGCTCCACCTAAGACCGAGGAAACATCCATGGAGGTCAAGGAGAACCCAAACAAGCGTGACTTGAGGAATGCTTTTAAGAAATCTCTTAAGGGTAAAGGGTCTAACAGAAGACTCCTATCAACCTTCGCAGGACAGATAGCGTGACACTATTATTAGTGTCCACTATCACTTGATATCATAGCCATATGGCTATATCATTATACTATAGAAACAAACATCCAATGCCTTTTACATCAACTTTCAGCAATGACGAACTACTAAACTTCCTATCACCAGACAAGGGTGATTTCACAAGCAAGAGAGTAGCAGACGCAGCAAAACACTTCGGAGTAAAGACTCCTAGCATATATGCAAGACTTACTAGATCATGTTCCAACCTAGTGCAGAAGACAAGCAAGGGCAACTGGACATTCACAGTTCGTGAAGCATTAGAAAAGACTTATAAAGAGTCAACTCAACCAAAGACTCAACTCGTTGACTCATTTGATCCTGCTTACCTAGAAGGTAAGGACTTAGTACCTGAGAAGGATCCAAACTATGTTCCATTCGGTACATTTAACGACCTTAAGAAGGTTATAAAATCAAAGATCTTCTATCCTATATTCATCACAGGATTGTCTGGCAACGGTAAGACATTCGGTGTAGAGCAATCATGTGCTCAGTTAGGTAGAGACCTTATTAGAGTTAACATTACAGTAGAAACAGATGAAGATGATCTTATTGGCGGTTTCCGTCTTGTTGATGGGTCAACTGTTTGGCATAACGGTCCCGTCATCGAAGCACTCCAACGTGGAGCAGTTCTCTTACTCGACGAACTTGACCTCGCCAGTAATAAGATCCTCTGCCTACAATCAATATTGGAAGGCAAGGGTGTATTCCTCAAGAAAGTTGGGAAGTATGTAAAACCTGCTCCAGGATTTACAGTTATCGCAACTGCTAACACTAAGGGTAAAGGATCTGACGATGGTAGGTTCGTTGGTACTAATGTACTGAATGAAGCATTCCTAGAGAGGTTCCCCTTGACATTTGAGCAAGAATACCCTAATGTTAATTATGAGAAGAAGATTCTTAACAACTATTGCACAGAGTTAAACTGCTGTGACGATGAGTACACAGAGAATCTTGTTACATGGGCAGAGATCATCCGTAAAACCTTCGCTGAAGGTGGGGTCGATGAAGTAATCTCAACTCGTAGATTGGTTCATGTAATCCGTGCGTTTGCCATCTTTAAAGACCGTATGAAGGCACTTAAAGTATGTCTAAACCGCTTTGACGATGAGACTAAGGAGTCATTCTTAGAACTCTACACCAAAATTGACGCTAAAGTAGACCTACCTGACGCATATGCTACACAAGATCAGAATTCTGAATCAGAAACAGATAGACAGAGTTCTTACTAGCAATCTACAGGCAGAGGTGGTGGGAAACCACCTCAAGTCCTGTATAGAAATGAAAGGATTTAGTCATCAAGACGGTATCCTTGACATGTATGTTGATCAATCAGACCATGATGCACTTACATGTAGTAATTACAGATCAGGTTTCACCTATAAAGAATATCTCTCAGGAGATAATTATGGTTGGCACTCTGATGAGATTACAAATGCAGATGGTATGCGACTCGATGTCTCCACCACACTGTTTCTTAATGAAGATTACGAAGGTGGTGAGTTAGAGTTGCGTTTAGGTGACTACTCGGTGTATACTAAGTTACCTGCAGGGTGGGCAGTAGTCTATCCAACTGGTATAGTACATCAAGTCAGACCAGTTACCAGAGGAACAAGACAAGTTGTTCACTGGTGGAATCAATCAAACGTTAGAAATCCATTTGTCAGAGAAGCATTATCTCATGTCGAATGTGACGATGTTTATTTTACTCAACTAGAAAGATTCTCATGAAGTATAGGGAAGACGAAACTATTAAAATTGTGCAAGACTATATTGGTGGCACATACAGATCACACTATTCTAAAGATGAGAAGAGTGTACAGACCTTAGACCTACTTGAGGCTATCGGTACAGCAGAAGCGTTCTGTCAATCCAATATTATTAAGTATGCTTCTAGGTATGCTAAAAAAGGACAGCATAAAAATGACGTGCTAAAAATCATTCATTATGCTATACTATTATATTACTTCTCAGGAACATCTTATCCTGGAGACGTGCAAATTAATGACATCCCATCTCAGGAGTTAAGCTATTGATGAAATTTACTGATTATGAAATGGAAGTGTTGACTTCTTTCAGAGAAATTAACCCTTCTATTGTGTTTAAACCAGGCAACAAAGTTGCAACAATCTCAAACAACAAGAACATTCTTGCTGCTGCAGATTTCCCTGCGTTTACTTTTAAGAAACAGGCACCGATCTATGATCTAGGTAACCTGATTAACAGTATCAAGACGTTGGAAAATGGTGACGTTGAGTTCCAAGAACAACGTGTAGATATTGTTTCGAAGCGTAGTCTTATTAAGTATTACTATGCTGAAGAACGCATGGTTACTCAACCTCCTGAGACTATACAGGACATGGGTGACCCAGTTGTATCAACTTCGTTGGACGTTACGAACCTTAATCAGATTCAGAGAATAGCATCCACTTATCAGTTGCCAGATATTTGTTTCACTGGTAACCAAGGCAAGCTTTCTGCTATTGTCACTGATAAAAGGAACTCAGCATCTAACTCTCTAGAAATAGAGTTAGGTTCAGTTGATCGAGAGTTTTGTTTCTGTCTCAAGATCGAGAACCTAAGTGTAATAAGACCAGGAAAACTATGTACATCATATAAGTTAGACATATATGAGTGTAAGGTTGCCAAGTTTACTGGTGTCATAAGTAAAGCTGCTGAGGATAATGTGTCATCACTAGAATATCTGATTGCATTGGAGCCAGATAGTGAGTATTGATGTCACATTAGTTGGTGATTGTCGAGAAACCCTCAAGACAATCGATGAGAAAGTAAGGATGTGTGTAACCTCACCTCCTTACTATGGGTTAAGAAATTATGGTGATGAAGAGAATCAAATAGGTCAAGAACAAACACCAGAAGAATATATACAACAGTTGGTGGAAGTGTTCAGATCAGTTAGGGATGTATTAACTGACGATGGTACACTATGGGTTAACATAGGTGATAGTTATTACAACTATAGACCTGGTAAAGGTCAAGCATTAGCAAAACAAACACTTGCTACTAGCGATCAAGACCACCCAACTAATTGTCCTAGAAGAGGTAACAAGATAGATGGACTCAAAGAAAAAGATCTCATCGGTATTCCTTGGATGCTTGCGTTTGCTCTCCGTGCTGATGGGTGGTATCTACGTCAAGACATTATATGGCACAAACCAAACCCCATGCCAGAATCAGTAAGGGATCGTTGCACAAAATCACATGAATATATCTTCTTACTCAGTAAGAATAAGAAGTATTTCTATGATAATGAAGCAATCAAAGAACCTGCTAAGGATTGGGGTACTAGAAACAGGAAGAGTGGTAAGTATCACAATCCTGGTACTGGTCTTAACCCTCATACTGGATTGACTAAGAGTTATCCTAAGAAGAATAAGCGTAGTGTGTGGTCTGTTACTAACAAACCTAGTAAGATGAAGACTCACTTCGCTGTATACCCTCCTGACTTAATCGAACCTTGCATTAAGGCAGGTAGTAAAGAGGGTGATATAATTCTTGATCCATTTATGGGATCAGGAACTACTGCAAGGGTTGCCAAATCACTCAATAGACATTACATTGGGTGTGAATTACACGAGGAGTATGTAAAATGAATCCAGTTGACGCTTGGAACAACATTGGATGGGCAGAAGCAATACCATTTTGCATCTGCCTTTTTGGTCTCTACTGGGGCAAGAAATGGATTGATCTTAAGTTTGCTAAAAAACAATCACAGATCGTTTACAAGGTAAAAATTGTAGAAGGTCATCTTGATATAGACCATGGGGATGTTGTCACACATCCAAAACAATGGTAGAATAAAACTATGAACATCTTTGTAACCTCCCCTGATCCTGTTGCTTCAGCACAGGCACTACCTGACAAACACATCGTCAAGATGCCACTAGAAACATGCCAAATGTTATCTATTGTGGGGTCTGAGAAGTGGGGTCATGGTTTTGGTAGGTTACCTAAGAAATCTGGTGGTTTTTATGCTACAGATAAGGGTGCGTTTCGTAACCACCCATGTACTATCTGGGCACAAGATCACTATACATGGTTAATATTACACGGTCTTGCTCTATGCTATGAATATACTCATAGGTATGGTAAGATACACAGTTGTCAATCAACTATCGAACATTGTACTCAGATCTTCCCTCCTCAGGATACAAGTCCTACTGAATGGACTCGTGCTATGCCTGACCAGTGGAAGTATGATACATCTATTACAACATTTGATGCATACAAA